CAGGAGCATCACCTTTGATGATGTTATCTTCTGACATTTGAGCAGCTAAATCAGCAAACGCTTTAACAACAGTTGGATTATCTCCAAGCTTACTTCCATCTTGTAAAAGAGTATTATTTAAAAACTCATTACCTAATGTTGATGTTGCTAACTTTTTAGCAGCCGTTATTCTATCGTTAAAAGTTGAGCCAAATTCTTTTCTTAAACTTTTCTCAGCTTCTGTGCGTGCAGCTTCAGCTTGGTTATTCGCTTCAGTTTCCGAAACACCTGCAAGATCATTATAATATTTAATAATGCCTTCAGCTTGTTTTGGTAATAAGCCTAACTTATGAGCTTCTGTGCTAAACGCTTTTAATGAGTTCTCATCTAACTTAGCTTCTTTAGGCAAGTTATATTCGTACCCATCTGGACTTGATGGCTTTCCTAATTTCTCATAAACCGCATTCCAATCTTCATCGGTAGCATATTTATTAGGTATAGGTATTTTGTCTGAACCCACTAACTTTTGTGAATGCAGGTAAGACTTTACAAAACCATCCATGTCTTGAAAGTTTTGTAATGCTTTTTCTTCTTTGTAAGCGTCAGGTATCAAAGATTTAAAATCGACCTTTGGTACTTCTGCTTGTTGTTGATCTGTAGACAATGTTGTAGTTGTCTGCACATCAGGTTGAGTAGGTTGAACATTGTCAACCGTTTCAGTTGTCTGATCCATAGATTACTCCTTTTTATTGATCATATTTTTTATAAATACGAGAACGCTTCTTTGACCTTCAAGGAAAGCGGTCTCATGACTGTTTGCCTTATCATGAGTAGTCACAAACTCATGGCATCGTTTTGAAAGATCAGAAAGAATATTTTTTCCATGATCTGTTCCAAAACAAATTTTGTAGTCTTTAATAAGTTTTAATAATTCTTTATTGCTGTTTTGCTGTGTCATTTAAAGTTTGCACCATTGGTGCTGCATCTTTGGCAACTTGAGCCTCTTGCATGGCTTGCTGCATTTGAGCTTGTTCTGCTTGTTGTGCTTGGCGTTCAGCTTTGATTTCTTCTACTTCCGCATCGGAATTAATCATTTTAGCTGGTAATCCTAAAACTTTAATAATTTCTTTAACTAAGCCTCTATCATTAACGTAATCCATAACAGGTGACATTTGAGAAATAGATCCAAAAATTTCCATACCTCTCATAATAGAACTTAGCTCTTGTCCTTTTTGAGCTAATGCCATTGGAGATACATATTCAACATCAATTTCTTGACCTCCTAAAATTTCAGGTGGTTGAGTAAATAAATTATTTCTTAACATAATACTAAATACTCTAATAATTAATGGTTGTAGTAATTCTGATTGAAGTCTACCCATAACTGGTCCAAGTATTCTCATCTTCTCTTCGTTTCTCTGCATCACTTCTGTTGCAGTCATCGTTCTATTTTCTTGGATCATTAGTTGATCAACATGGAAAGTACGAGCAATCGATTGTCTACGTTGTTCTTCCATATTTAATCCTAATGGATTATTAGCACCAATGTTTAAAGGTTCAATTCTATCTCTACTTCCTGCTCTATAAAAATTTAAAGATCCTGGAGCCGTTCTAATTGGAAGGATCATACTATCGTCAGGAATTAATAATGGTGGATCAATTTGTTTAGCCGCAGCTTTCAATTGGATCTCTACCATTTTATTTAAAACTTTAACATCAGGAAGAGCAGCCATTGCTGGAGATCTTCCATAAATTTCATTAGAAGCTTTTAAATATCTTGGAACCACATAAGGAAATTCTCTAAAGCCACCTTGAGAAATTACATGATCTTGATTGTATTCAAAGTATGCACTCATAAAAGGCATATTTGATTTATCTAATTTCTTTGAATCATACATTTCACGAGGTTTAACTACATGACAAAGTTCAACATCATCAAAAGGAGCGTTCTTATAAATGTTTTGTATTGTTCGACTTAAATTCTCTAAGCCAAATTTTTCTACAGCAGCCTTTGCAGTAATTTTAAATCTTCTATAAATGCAATTAACCATTCCTCTTGCATCTTCAGAAATATAAATTTCTTTTATATGCCTTGAGCTGAATCGAATAATATCATCCGTATCTTCTTCTATGTATAGACATGCTGTTCCGAAACAAACTAAGTCGTGGTACGCCTCAAAAATTTCTTGTTGAAAATTGGATCTAGCAAATGCCAGATACATTTTATCCGTAGCATCTTCTAACCATTCTTTAGCCGTATCATCTTCATTAACTAATGCTTCTTTAAATCTTAAATCAAACCAACGATTAGCAGAGGAGGTAAGCATTCCATGTAAAGAACTAGATAATAATTCTAAGGAATGAATAGCTGAACTATCAAAAACTTGAACATTTCTTTTATCGCCTTTAGATCTATCAACATTAACATCTGATTTTCTCGTTAAAAAATAATTAGATACTTCTTGCCAATGTTCTTCCCAGTTCGATCTTTTTTGAATTAGTTGATCTAAGCTAGATTTAAGTTGTTTAGCTAGATTTTTATTTTCTGATATTTCCATTATTATCCTAATAAACTTTTACGACTTAACGTAAGTTCTTGATCGTAGCCTTGAGATGAAGTTAAAATTGTAGCTCTTCTTCCACGACCACGTTGAATTTTACCTTGATCCATTTCTGCTACTGTTGGTCCAGTAGGTGCAGCTTTAACGGCTTCTCTTTGAACTGTTGGTACAACTGGTCTAGGTTTTGGTTTAAATATTTTAGCTGGTGAAAATCCACCCATATTAACCTCCTAATAAACTCTTTTGATTTAACTCAGCTTCAGTTGTTAAACCTTTGCCAGTTGTTAAAATTGTACTTTTTCTACCTCTACGTTTTCTTTCACTAGCTTCTAAAGCTTCACGTTCTGCTGCTTTTCTATCCGCATCATCAAAGTTCGGTACATCCTTAACTTCAGGCATTACCATTGGTGGAGGTGTCGGCATTTTAGGCATTAAAAAACTCATATTATTTTATACTCACTTATTGCTGTTCGTTGGCGATTTGCATTTTGATATTTAGGTTCTTCAAATCCTGTTGCTAAAACTCTCATGCTATCGCAATAATGAGAACTCCAGTCATGAACAGGTTTGGTTTTAAAAATTCTATCTTTTTCTATGTACTTACGATGATAATGTCTGAGCGCATCCACTAAAGGTTTGCAGGTATCGACATTAACTTTGCATCTAGGCAAAATCATTTTAACTGCGTGAATACCATCTTCTAATAAAGTTTTTGGTACGACACGAAACTTAATACCATGTTGGTAAGCAACTTCTCTTCTGGTCTTACCAGAGCTGTATTCTGAAACCTCAATATCATGAGGTGCCAGATGATAACCATAACTATACGGTTTCTGTTTTAAGACTTCAGCATAATATGGAAACGGTTGATTGTGATCTGAAAAGCAATCGATAATATGAATTTGACTTCCTATGTCCTGGAAAAAGATAATGGCTGTATCATCGTTATAACCAATATCAAATGAAGTATGAACAGGATAAGCAGGATCAAAAGGCACAGACGTTAATCGTTTGTTATCTTCTAATTCAACAATATTTTCTGAATAAATACTTCCAGGAATATTACCAACCCAAGAGCATTCAAACTCTTGATTATATTTTGCCTCACCCATTAAGGACAAGGCGTGGTCAAGCTCCTCCTGATCTACGATTTTTGTATCGCTAGCTTTAGCGGTATAGAGATACCATTTCTTATCGCCTTGAGCTTTTAAATAATATTCATAAAATATATTATTCATTCCAGCAGGTGTGCCGACCAAATACATGAAGCCTTTACGATCTGATAGAGCAGGTGTTAAAACCTCTTCGATCAGCGATGCGGAAATTTGCGAAGTTTCGTCAATGCAAACACCATCAAAGTATAAGCCACGTAAATTTTCAAAGTTCTCCGCACCCAGTAATGTAATACGACTTCCGTTAGGAAGGTCGCATCTTAATTCTGTTTCGTTAAATCTTACGCCAGGAATTTTTCCTGCATAATGTTTCATAAAATCCCAAGCAATGCTCTTAGCCTGTTTATAAGTTGGTGCTATGTATGCGTATCTTGGATTATGATTTTTATTTAATAAAGCTTCACGAATAATGTGATTCAAACACATTGTTGTTTTGCCAAACCTTCTATGGCAAAGCAGTAATGCGTATCTATGGTCCTGTAAATTTTTATGTAGCAAAGACTGCTGCGGTCTTGGCGTATAAGGTATTGTTATTTTCATTAATGATAACTTGGCGGTCCATTTGGAACGTGGCTGTATCTCATTTTAATTTTAGCAAACACAAAGTCAGCAAAATCTCTAAGGTCTGCCTCATCTTCAAATCCGTCAAAGCTTATGACTAGTTCTTTACCTGTGGTAAAACTTAATGCTTGAACGTCTTTAAACTTATCTGGTATCTTTTTATTCATGTGTTTATAGTATCGGTAATTAATGTATTACCTCCTGGCGACCTATTCTGGGGGTATGGTACCTCCACATAAAATCTAATTTTACCGCCAGTAAATTCGAACTTACTGATTGCTTATCAAGAACTCCGCTTACTCTTAACTTATTTATTTAAACAATGGTGAATGCCTGGTGAATTTCTATATCTAAACTCCATGACGCAAGGTTTTCATTCATTTGTCAGCGCGTGCTACCTAACTATTCACAGTCTTAATCTCATTCTCATAAGTCTTATCGTCTGGAGTATTCCATGTAATTTCAATTCGTGTGTCCTGGACTATCTGCTGTTTGTCACCGTAAATAGGAATAAGCTTGGATGCCATCCAACGAGCCATTGAAGCTTTCTCTCGTACTACATGGATGTTCGTATTATCCGCAGTATCTAAGGCTTCTATAGCTGAATCAATGTACGATTGCGCTCCACATCTACGAGCCTGAACCAAATCTTTAGCAAAGTCAGGATGCTTGGCAATTAAGGAATAAACCTTAGAAAGACTAGG